ATGGATTGCGTACTTTATCGTTTGGGGAAGGAAAAAATAATGGCCGAAGAAAAGCTAAACGCTAATGACACGCTTTCTAAAGTGTTGGCATATGTAGACTCACCATTTAAACTGTTTGCAGTTATCTTAATGGCTATTTTTGCGTTTGCAGGGTACATTATTTATGACCAGCAAGAGTTAATTGTTGGAACTTACAAAGAAAGCCAAAGGCTGCCAAGTATTGCTGAAGATAGAGTGGACGATGTAGCGGTTCATTTATTTAAAACAACTGACGCAACTGTAATAACGATATTTAAAGTTAACCCTCTTTTTGGTACTCGCATACAGTATCGAGCCTATACAAAGACCGGAAGGGATAAAACAAACGATGGTTTGGATGTAGGATTATTTACTGCAAACCAAGCAAATAACCACGATGTAATTGCTTTGATGGCTAGTAATATTCCATGTGGTGAATACAAAGCAGCACAGTCAGAAATTGGACTGTGGTATATAGAAAAGGGGATGACATTTGGTTGTAGAATTAGTGTACCGCCTGACCCCAGCAGGTTTGTAGGGCAGATTACGGTAGGTTGGGATAAGCAGCCAACTGATTTAGAACAAGCTAAAGCAATGCTTTATATTGGCGCAACTATGCTATCAAAAAGTAAAAAATGAATAAATACGACTTACTGGTGGCTGCTTGGATGGCATCAATTTTATTTATTTGTATGGGGATTAATTTATGGACACTTTATTAGGCATACTTAAAGGGGTTGCACCCATGTTGGCAACTGCGGTTGCTGGCCCAGCCGGTGGCGCTGCCGTAGGTTGGATTGCCTCCAAGTTAGGGATTGATGATGCTACTGTAGAAGGGGTCACCCAGGCTCTTACCGGCAATCCTGACATGGCCTTAAAACTTAAAGAATTAGACCTAGAGTACGCCAAACTAGATGCAGCTGACCGCGACTCTGCGCGCAAGGCATATGCTGCCGTAGCCACCTCGGAACACGCAACTAAGCTGGATAAGGTTGTGGTCCCCGTCTTAGCGCTAGGGGTTGTAGGATTGGCGTTTTTCTTAATTGGGATATTGATGTTTGTAGATACCCCAGACAATCAACAACAACTGGTTATTTTTGCCCTTGGTTTTATAACCTCGGCTGCGGGCCAAGTTCTATCGTTTTACTTTGGGTCCAGCCAGGGTAGTAAAAACAAAACCGAAGAAATGAAAGGAATGATTAAAAAATGATTACTCCACTAACCCTCCACTTTAGCCTAGAGGAGTTGACTACCACCGACCACCGGCAATTTGACAATACGCCAAACACCGATGAACTGGCTAACCTAAACCGCCTGGCTAAGTTTTTAGAACAGGTCAAAACTGCGTTAGGCGGTAAACCGGTAATGATTAATTCTGCATTTCGTTGCAAGCAGGTCAATGACGCGGTAGGGTCTAAGGACACTAGCCAGCACCGAATTGGTTGCGCTGCGGATATTCGTGTGCCAGGCATGACCCCAGATGAGGTGGTCAAGACTGTTATGGCTGCCGGCCTTGGGTACGACCAGATTATTCGCGAGTTTGACCGCTGGACCCATATTTCAATCCCTAATAACCCAGAGGATAAACCTCGGCAACAGGCATTGATTATTGATCGCAGCGGTACTCGTCCTTACGCGTGATACACTAAATATTGATTTCGTTGGTTTCTTTTAAACCCTCTTGCCCTGCCTCTTTGGTGGGGCTCTTTTTTTCGTAGGTCATGGCATCTGTAAATCCCTCACGGTACGCATCGTGAACGGCCTCCATATGCCATAAAACCAACAAAACTGCGCCAACAATTAATAAAGCGGGGCGCATGAGACATCCACCACAATATCGCGGGTCATACCGCCAACCTTGCGCTTACCGTAAATGACAACGGCTCTAGTCTTAGCAACCTGGCAGTCTTGAATAGCCGTAACCACCTCAAGACGGCTCATCGAATGGACCTTGTCATCGACTACCAGCAGCTGCTCTGGCATGGCGTTTTTGTCGGGCAGGATGCCGCAACCACTTAAAAATAGTAAACAAACACCGGCTATGATCATTTTCATGGTCTCCCCCTAGAATGGCGTGTCATCGTTAATGTCACCCGCATAGGACCGTGAAGGATATTTTCCGGCGCTCTGAGGCGTTTGTGGCTGCGAATCGGGCTTTGCCCCAGCAAACTCTAATTCGCCCACCCTAGCCCTTAAAGTAACGCCCTCGGTGCCATCGTGGCGCTTATAGGTTTCTACATGGGGTTCGGTCATGCTGACAAACAATAATTGGCCTTTGGTGAGGTGCGGTCTTAACTTCTCGCATCTATCCCCCCACATGGTCCCATTGACCCATTGGGTTGGCTGCTTACCATCGACCTTACGGCCATACGAGAACGCCAAGGACAAATCCATAACGGCCTTGCCGTCTGGTGTAAACCGAACCTCTGGGTCGTTGCCCAGGCGGGCTAATCCGATCATTAACATTAAAAACTCCCTTTATCAAAATAATTCGATTCATCATTAAAAAACTCAAATAAAGCATCGCACTCGGCTAAAAACTTCTCGGCAGCTGCCTCAACCTCTGCCAACTCCTCTGGGGTCGGGACATATTTCTTAATAAATAGGTCTTTTCCCTCCCCCATACGCGGGTCATAGGACACAAACCAGACATCTTTACCGGTACAAGCTGACTGCAAAAGCATCTGTGGTTTGTATTCCGGTGGAATAGCCTGGTTGGCCACATATTTCATGTGTGTCTTAGTCTTGGGGCATTTGATCTCAATCAAGCAGCCATCGGACACAAACCCGTCAGGGCTCACACCGCAATGATCAATACTTGGATGGTCAATAAAGCCGACATCCTTAACCATTAAACCTGTGAGGTTTTCAAAGGCCTCTTTAGCGGCGCACTCCTGGTCTACGCCCCATTGCATATCCGAAGTCATGTACTTGTCCGCAAAGGTGTTGGTGATGCGCTCGGCCACCACCTCGTATCGTAGGTTCTCCCGCTCACTAGACTCTTTGCCAGACTTTAGGAAGTTCATGGCCGCAGCCATCCTAGAACCGGTTAACTTACCAAGGCGATTATTCCACCAGGTCCCGTCTTGTTGGAATGGATTTGGTTCACGCATTTTGATCTCCTTTTAATTTGGTGTGATGTTTGGCTGCAAAGTCTCGCACCATTTCCCGCTCGTCCGCTGCTAATGTTTTCCATGTAGCAGTTAACTGGTCGGTTGATGTGGCTGCCGTAATCAAGGCCTCAATCTCTGCCTTGGTGCGGGTAGATTTAGGTTTTACTGGGCGCGATGCTTGGTTGCCGTCATCGTCTACTGGAGCGATGCCACAGGCTGCTTGCAAACTGAATCTCCGAGCATAGGTCATGGCCGAACCGTACCCCTGGGCATCCTGTTTGGTAGCTGGCACATGGAGCTTGCCACCCGAAATCATCTCACCAGACTCATGGATAAAAATAGTTTCAATGATGATTCCATCTGCACATTCATGGGAATGTTGAACTAAGGCAATACCGTTGTCGTTTAAGGCATCAATCACGGCCTCAACGCAAGCTGCTAGATCAGCATACCTTGATTTGAAGTGTGGATTGGTGGACGATTTGAGCGCAGGCCCAAAGGCTTTTTGCGCTTTGACTAATGCGGTTGCTATTTTTTGCATATTCTCTCCGTTAAATAAATGCTAAAAGTAAAATAAATACAACTAAACCTACGGCAGCAAAGGCCTCCATCCAAGGAGATTCTTTTTTAGTAAACACATTGCGCTGCCATTTATTGGCCTCAAAGTTAGTTTTTCTCATGCTGACACCCGACTTTTGCGTGGTACTGAGATCAAGCGGTAGACTGCGTAACGCACACCAGACGGCTCTTTGACCATATCGGTAACAATGTCCCAACCCTCTGCCTTAAGGTCAAAAATGATGTCAGCTAGGCGTGTGGCGTGGTAGCGCTCGATTGCCTCCCAACTGGTTATTTTTTTCTTGCTGATTAAATGTTTTGCTACTAGGTTAATTTTGGTCATACTTCCTCCACGGTGATTTTGTAATGACGGCCATTGCAATCGACAACAAACAAATGCTTTTTAGTGCTAAGAAATTGACCCTCTGGACCTAAGTCCCAATGAATGCGACCTGCACCATAAACAATGGCTAAAGGGTCTGGTGCGTTAAGGGCTCTTTTGGTTATGTGAGCGATGTAGTCGCAATAAGCTGGCTGCGCTGCTTGCTCTTGATGCTCCAGCTGCTGCTGGTGATGTAATGCTTGTGTATCTTCCATTTTTTCTCTCCAAAAATGGAGGGGCAAACCCCTCCGGTCTATTAACGGCTTACTGTTTTTACTGCAAATACTGCTGTGATTTTAGTAAACATCTGCAGCTGCTCATCGCTAACGCCCAGGTCAGCAACAAGGCCCTTGTAATCCACAACCTGGCGATTGCTGGCCACAACGGTTGCGCGATATAAATTGCCCTCGTAAGAGGTTAAGCCACCAGCAGTTGCTGCCTCTTTGATTTGGTCTTTAATGCTGTCTGCCTCTTTGGTCAAATCAGCAATTTGTGCCAACAATAAACCGAGGCGGTCTACTTGGGTGATTTGGATGTCGATTGGGTTCATATATTCTCTTCGATAAATGGGGCCGAAACCCCGGTTGTTTAAATTGGTGTTATGTCTAAATTAGATTTTTGTGCCAAAACTTCTCTAAGTTTTTTCATTTGATCAATGACTTTGTTTTGCTCTGATTCAGTAACATCATCAATCTCACGATCCTTATTTTTAATTGCATGGTACAAGGCATCGATTGCAACTGCGTATGCATATTCTTTTGGTGTAAATCCGTTTTTCATTTTTTCTCTCCGATAAATGGGGCCGAAGCCCCGTTAATTAGTTCCAAGCGTGAACTGATTTAAAACCGATTGGTGCAACAAAAACTGCGTGGCCTGTTTCGTCAACAATTACATCGCCAACTGAAAGTGAATGCATTTCGTCAATTCTTTTGATGTCTGGGTGATTTCCCATGTTGCCAATACGAAACACATCGTTTAATGAACCAGCTTTAATTTCAGCAACTGGCTTATACAAATCTTGCGCAGTCAAAATTGCTTTTACAGTTGGGTGAAATGTTGTATTGAGATATGTCTCACGATGAGCGTTGAATTGGTCATCTGACAAGTTGATTTGGTGTACTGTATATTTCATTTTTCTCTCCGATTTTGTTTCCCGATCAAATGACCGTAAAGTAATAGTAAACTGTTTATTTACTGTTTGCAACCGATTTATGCGTTTTTTTATCAAAATTAGGGAAAATACCTATAAAACTAGGGTAAACCACTAGAAAAATAGGCGCTTGCCTATTAAAAATAGGCGTATGCCTACTTGCCTATCCGTGGTAATATATAGGGGTCAGCAAGGTGGCACTTGTTGGAATCTCTTTAAGATCAGCAACCCCGAATTTTTCGGTGGTGCGAAAAATGCTTGGAATTGGTCATTTGATCTAAAGAGGACTTATTCCAAGGATGCCCCGCCAGGCCGCACCACCCAAGAGTTTGGGGTTTTTTGTTGCCTACTGACCGTACTCCGCACGATAGTAATGGGCCTACATCGGCTGCGCGGAACAGTAGATACGGTATCGGCTCACCACCAGATTACCGGAGCAGCC